GAGTTCTGGAAGGTTCTGTCAGCGTACTTGAGGGGGTAACAATTTAATGGCACGACTAAGATTTGGAGATCAATCAGTTCCAAGAGTAACCAGAGTCGCCACTGGAGGTGGTGGAGGTACTATTGGTGGTATGTCTGATGTCGATCTCACCGATACATCTCAAGGAGGACTAGCAGACGGTTCTGTTCTAGTCTATTCTGCTGCAGATACAAAATTTGTTCCAACAAACGTACTGAATAACGTAACTATCAACGGGGGTAGCTTCTAATGGCATCAAATATACTCATTAAAAGGAGTACTGGTTCAACCGCACCAGGCACCATTACGTATGGTGAATTAGCACTTACTACTGGTGCAAACGGTACTCAAGCAAATGCTGGTGATCGCCTATTTGCAGGTGATAACAATGGTGCTGCACAGGTAGTTGGTGGTAGATACTTCACAGACATGCTTGATCATGTCCATGGAACTCTAACCGCAAGTTCTGCTGTTGTTCTAGACAGTAACTTAAAAATTGATAACTGGAATGTTGATGACATTAACTTAAATGCTAACGTCATTACTACTTCTACTACTGACGCTGACCTTATCCTCCGTGCAAATGGCACAGGTAAGTTGGTCATTGAAGATGGTCAGGAACTAGAATTTGGTACTACAGGTGACGTAGAATTTGTATTTAACGACTCTGATGCTGTTGTGGACATCAAGCGAGTAGCAGGTACCCCCGACTTGCGTATCGCTGATGACATGAAGCTTCATTTCGGTAATACAAAGGATGCTTCCATATATTATGATGAGACTACTTCTGATAAAGTTCAGGTAGAAGGTGCTGACTGGAACTATGCAACTGGTGTTACTGCTAACTATGCAGATACAACTGATGCTTCCAACGTTGCTACAGCAGCATTTACCGTTGCTGGTGGTATCGGTGTTGGTGCAACCACATGGACTAAAGACCTTAAGGTTGATGACAACACAACTCTTGGTACTGCAGCTGGTGACCTTTTGACAGTTAATGCAACCACAACGTTCCAAAACGGTGTGACATTCAACGGTCAAACAACTATTACTGGTACTACACAACAGACTGGTGATATTCAGGTTGATAACCTTAAGTTAGATGGAAACACACTTTCAACTATCAATAACGTCCAAGAATTGATTTTAGACCCATATCCTGCAGGTGGCGACGCTGATGGATTGGTTATAATCAAAGGTGACCTTCAAATTGATGGTACAACAACTACTGTTAACAGTGCTTCAATGTCTGTTAACGATCCTACCATTGAATTGGGTGATCCTACTACTCCTGTAACAGTTAAAACTCTTGCTACCTTTGCAGGTAATGCAACAACACAAGTTCAAGTTGATGCTGTGGAGCAATTACAAGCTGGTGATGCAATCACTGGTACTGGTATTCCAGCAAACACAACTATTGCTTCTATCAATACAGGTACAAAAACAATTACATTAAGTGCAGCAATCACTGCTGACCAAGTAGTTGGTGCAACTCTAACCACAGTTAGGGGTGCTGATGATGCAATGGATCGTGGTGTTAAGGTTCATTATAACGCATCTGGAACAAACAAGTTTGGTTTCTTCGGTTATGATCGTACAGGCGGTGCAGATGGTGCAGGTGCTTGGACATTCATTGAAGAAGCAACTGACACAGGTACTGTATTTGGTGTTACAGGTCAACGTGGTACTGTTCTTATTGGTGATCTTGAATTAGATACCGACCTCGTAGTTCAATACGGTGGTACTGGTGCTAGTTCATTTACCACAAATGGTATCATATTTGGTAACAACACAGGTGCTTTACAGGTAACTGATGCTGCTAATATGGCATCTCCTGGTACTACACCTGACGTGACAGAATCCTATCAAATATTAACCGTTACTTCAGCTGGAGTTCCAGTCTGGACAAACACGATAGACGGTGGAACTTTTTAGAATCTTATTAACATGAACGCACAAATTGTTATTTCTACATTACAGAAAAAAGTCTCTGAATTGACCCTCATTAATGTGATGCTGGAAGCACAGATCCAAGATCTACGCAGCCAGTTAAATAGTATAAACGAACAAACTAGTGATGCACAAGTAGATGGCAACGAGAATCAAACTCAAGAGATCGACGACAGCAGCAGCGGTCCCGACGACTTCTAATTTAGAAGACGGTGAGATAGCCCTTAATATAGTCGATCAAAAATTATACGCCAGAAATGGTGGTGCAATAGTTGAAATTGCGAACCAGAAACCGAATGTCGGTGAGGTGACAACCAACATGCTGGCCACTGATATCACGAATGGTCCTACTCACACATGGTTTGTTAATAAGTCTGGTAATGATAATACTACTCTACCTAACTCTGGTGCAAATGGTAAGCATTCAGATTCTTCGTTCCTTACAATCGCTAAAGCACTTACTGTTGCACAGTCTGGAGACACTATCCTAGTAGGTACTGGTACATTCCAAGAAGTATTTCCTTTAGCAATTCCTGATGGTGTCACTCTACGTGGTACTAATTTACGTTCAACAATTGTTGAGCCAACTCCTGCGACTAAAACTAATAACGCAATGAATCTATCAGGAGACTGCCATGTCTCTGATATGACAATTACAGGTTTTGAATATGATAGTGGTAACGATAAGGGATATGCATTCGTTCTAGTATCAACAGTTGATTCAAATAAGAGTCCATATATTGAAAGAGTAACCGTAACTACTAAAGGTAGTGTCACTTCTGCATCAGATCCATATGGATTTACACAGGGAGATGCAGGTCGTGGTGCTAAATTAGACGGTGCATTAATAAATTCCAATTCACAACACGCTTCAGTCCTCTTTAATGAGTGTACTTTCATTACACCTAACCAGATTGGTCTTCTACTAACCAATGGTATTCGTTGTGAGTGGTTAAATTGCTTCAACTACTTTGCTTCTATTGGTGTACAAGGTATACAAGGTGCCACAGGTAAGTATGGAGCAGGTCAAACAAGATTAAAACTAGGTGGTACGAGTGGTACTTTCTCTGCTGCTGAGGTAGTATACCAGTTAGAAAATGGTTTCCAGTCAGGTACATATGCTAGATCAGGAACTACTGTCACTCTAACAAGAACTGGACATGGTTTAGAAACTAATGATTACATCTATGCAGACTTCATTAGTGGTGGTGCTACAGATAATTTCTATCAAGTTACTAAAGTAGATGCTAACGTCGTTACATTTACTGATAGTGCATCAGGAACCATAGCATCTGGTAATGTCACTTATAAAAAGGCACTTGGTCGTGGTGTTATTGCTAGTAATGATGGTACTTACGTTTACATTAATGGTAAGGGATCTGGAGAATTTGTTACAACAACAAAACCAGTAAAAGTATTAAGTAGATTTGGTGACACCCAGATTGATACTGCACAAAAGAAATTTGGATCAGGTTCACTATTATTTGACGGTACACAAGATAATTTGATGGTTCCAACCGATGAAGACTTCGGATTTGGTACTGCAAACTTCTGTATGGAGGCATTCATACGTCCAGCTAGTGTAACTGGTACTCAACATATATTTGATCTTAGAAACGCATCATCCACAGATACTGCAGGTAAACTTTATCTTAATGGTACTGCACTTCATTATGGCGTAGGTAACTCATCCACACTCAATGGTGGAACTCTAGCAACTGGCACTTGGTATCACGTTGCTGTTGCAAGACAGGCTGGAACTACTAAGATATTCCTTAATGGTACAGAATTAGCAAGTGGTGCTGATACAAATGACTATGGCACTACTAAACCAGTAGCAATTGGTTCTAATTATGACACCTCTTCTCCAGCTGAAGCATTCAACGGACATATTGATGAGGTAAGATTTAGTAAAGGTGCTGCTCGTTTTACTGCAGGATTTACTCCTACCACAAGTGCATACACTTCAGATAATAATACTGTATTACTATTGCATGGTAATGGTGACGATGCTTCCACAACATTCACTGATGAATCTGGTGGAACATCTGATATCAGATCAAATGGTGGAGACAGTGCTACTCAGGTAACTACTGCTGACTACTCTGCATTTGGTGCTGAGTTACGTTCAGTTGCTTCTGCATGTGTATATGGTACAAAGGGTGTACAGGCAAATGGTTCTGGTGTAAAACTCTTATTGACTGCACATAACTTTGCATATGTTGGTGCAGGTGCTGACTATACCAATGACCCCTCACTTGCTGTTCAGGTAAATGAAGTAGAAGAACTGAATAGTGGTAAAGTATTATACTCATCAACTGACCAAGATGGTGACTTCCGTGTTGGTGATGCATTTACAGTTGATCAATCTACTGGTAATGTTCAGTTTGCTGCAACATCTACTGCTCAGTCTGCTGCTAACATCACCTTAAGTGATGGAACTGGTACTACTAACATCTATCCTGCATACGTTGAAACAGGTAACTTACGATTAGCAGGTAACAACCTTACATCAACTTCAGGTAAGATCATCCTCGACCCTGCAGGTGACGAAGATATTCAGTTGAATGGTCAGGTTATTGCTCCAGAAAATATCTACTTTGCTCCAAACAGACTAGCATCTTTCCTAGGTACTGGTAACTCTTCTGTTGCGTTCACAGTTGGTACTTACGCACAAGCAGGTTTCTCTTCTTTTGGTATCTTCTCTAATAAGAACTTTGGTGTTAACAAGAAATCTCTTAACGAAACCACTGGTATTACAATAACAAACGAAGGTTCTGGATATACACCTGGCTCATATAGTGCTGCAACTCTATCAAACCCAGATCTAATTGCTACTGCAACCGCAGTCCTAGCAACTGATGGTGCGATTGGTACTGTTAACGTTACTAATCCAGGAACATTATATACCGCAGCACCAGGTGTTACTACTAGCATATCTCCATCATCAGGTATTACAACCTTCTTAGTTTCTCTAGAACAAGGTGGTAAGGTCGCAATAATTGCTATTCCTGGTGGAGGTGGTGGTTCTGGATATACTTCACCAACAGGAACATTTAGTGCTCCTCCTAATAGAGAATTTGATGCTAATACTTCTATTGCTAATAATGCAATTAGCTTTACCTCTACTACCTTCTCTAATGGAGATAGAGTTGTTTATGACAATAATACCAATTCAGACTTAACTAACCTCACAAATGGTACAACATATTACGTTGTAAACAGAAATAGTGAAACCCACACTCTTCAACTTGCTGCAACTCAAGGTGGTACTCCAATCACCCTAAGTGCAACTAGTGGACAAGAAATACACATCATTAGGGGTGTAACTGCTCAAGCAGGTGCTGTAACTGTAGTTGCTGGTTCTATTACTGCTGTTGCTATTGCTGACGGAGGTTCAGGATATACAGTCGGTGCTTCTCCAACTCTTACTATGGATGAGGATGGTGCTGGAGGAGTCACAGCTGCGAACTATACAATTACACTTGGTGCTCCGATTGCTACAATCACCACTACAGGTGATGGTGTATACCCATCTATTCCAACTCTTACTATTACTACTGCTCAGACTGACCCTGTGGGATCTGGTGGTGCTGCAACTGTTGCAAACTTAACTTATGCTGTTGCTTCGATTACTCTAAACAATGGTGGTTATGGATACTCTTCAACACCAAATATAAGTTTTAGTGGCGGTAACGCAACTAACGATGCTGTTGCTACTGCTACTCTAGACACAGAATTAGGACAAGTCTCAGCAATTGAGGTATCACAAGGTGGTGAGGGATATGATGCAGTTCCTACCGTTGTTGTTTCTGGTGGATCTGGTACAGGTGCTACGATATCACTTACAGTATTACCCGTTGGTGGTAATATATCTGCTGGTGGATCTGGATATGCTGCAGGTACTTATCAACAGGTTGCACTAACTGGTGGAACTGGTACAGGTGCAGCTGCTGACCTAACGGTTCAAGGTTTATTTGGTACTATTACAGCTGGATCTGGTGGTACTAATGGTGAGTACATGCAGATCGACATGGTTAATAATAACCCTGCTGCAACATGGCCAGTTACCACACAGCAAAAATTGGAGATGGCATCCACTGTTAGTGGTCATACAGGAACAATAAACGTTGGCGATACTGCTACAGGTGCAACATCTGGTGCTGTTGGTGTCGTAAGTTATGTCGGTAATGCTGCTGCAGGTACTGACAGTTTTGTATTCCTGAACTATCCAATCACTTCAGGTACATTCCAAGATGGTGAGGTGGTTAACTTCTCTAGTGGTGGTAGTTTAACCACTAGTGGTACTCCCCAAGCAAGAGGAAGATTTTTCATTAACACTGGATCTGGTGCAGTTGAAGCACCAAGTCTTACTATGGTTCGTGGTAATACATATCGTTTTGATATGTCGGACTCTAGTAACGCAGGTCATCCATTTGTTTTAGATGGTACATCTAATGCTGCTACTACTGAATTCCAAACAGTAACATTTGGATCTGCAGGTCAAGCAGGATCATATGTTGATATTATTGTTAAACCTTCTGCGACTATAGGTAACACTGCATATTACGAGTGTTCAGTACATGGTCGTGTTATGTCGCAAAATGCCTTCATTAACATTACTGCAGGTACTGCTGGTGAATATGGTCATGGTGCACAGATGAATATCACCGTTGCAGGTGGTGTGGTTACTGTAGCAGAATTTGCAACAGGTATGCAAGGTTCTGATTATAAGGTAGGTGACGAACTTAGAGTAACAAGTAATTCTCTTATTGGTGACACTGTTGGTTTCCTATTCACAATCACTGGTGATAACACTGGTGTGTTTAGTGTAACGAACATTCAAGCATCTGGATCAGGATATACAGTTGGTGATCAACTATCTGCTGCTGATGCTGACCTTGGTAACCAAGGTGGTTCTGGTTTCATATTTAACGTAACCAAAGCAGGTTATGTTGATACTGCTGCTGTAACCGCAGGTGGTGGAGGAGCAGGTTTCTTCCCTAATCAAACCTTAGTATTTGATGAGTTACAGTTTCAAGGTATGGGAGCTGGTGGTAGTGGTTTCGCATTCCAAGCAAACGATATTGACACTAAAGGTATTACAACCATATCTGGTGATGGTTCATTAATATCAGACAAATATTCATTCTCAAATACAGGTGATTTAACAATCGGTATCGGTGATGCTACCACAACTACCATCTCCAATAATACTGTTACATCTGTAAATGGAAACTTTACTGGTAATATGATCATCGGAACCAACGCTACTGTTGGTGGAACCTTTGGTGTTACTGGTACATCATCCTTCACAGATAATATTACAGCTAATGGTCTAGACAACCACATCTTAAATGGTAAGTATGGATTCCAGAATGGTACTGCGGCCGCTCCTACAATTTACTCATCCGCAGATACTACTACTGGTTTCTACAGATCAGCTGCTCACGAAATTAGTATTAGTCATGATACAACACAAAAGCATGTATTCTCTGCAACCAGTATACAGACTGCTGGTGATCTTATTGCTGATAGTACTATTGGCAATCCTGCACCATTCTTTAAGGTAGACTCTACTGCTGAAACTCTTACTGTTGGTACTGCAAACTCTGGACTTCAACTTAACAACGCTGCTGTACTGACAGCTGCAGGTCAAGATGCTGACATTCCTGTAACCATCACTCCTAAAGGTGAAGGTGACATGATTATCACTGGTGGAACTAATAGAGACTTTGTGGTTAACGATGGTACAGTTGGACAAGACAAATTAAAATTAGACACTCAGACTGGTGATGGAGAAATATCTGGTACTTTAAAAGTTGATGAGAAACTTAAGTTTGTAACATCTGCTATTGAAAACGCAGACATTGGTGGTACTAACTCTTTCGGTGAGATAGTCACAGTTGGTATTACTGGTACAGGATCAGGTTACACTGATGGTTCTTACACCGCATGTACTGTAACCGCAACGACTGGTATCGGTGTTGGAGCAACATTTGATGTCACAGTATCTGGTGGTCAGATTACTGCTGCTACAGTAACACCTACTGCTAGGGGTTACAACTATTATGTTGGAGAAGAAATCACACTTAATCCTGCTACGATTGGTGGTGGAACTGGAAACACTGTTACTATTACTGACACACAGGGTCAAGGTTTAATACTAAAACCAGGCGGTGGTAAGAGTGTCTATGTTAAGTCAACTGGATCATTTATTATTCCATCTGGTACTACAAACCAACGTCCACTTGCTAATGACAGATTAACTGGTGCGATAAGATTTAACAGTACTCAGTTACAGTTCGAGGGATATAACGGACAAGACTTTGTTTCTCTTGGTGGTGTACGTGACGTTGACCAAGATACTTACATATTAACTGAATCATCACCTGGTTCTGATGAAGACACATTTGAATTCTTTGCTGCAGGTATTAATAACCTTTCATTAA